GGATTATTAGGATTATTAGGATTATTAGGATTATTAGGATTATTAGGATTATTAGGATTATTAGGATTATTAGGATTATTAGGATTATTAGGATTATTATTAAATAAATTACGAAATACATATGATATATTAGTTTTTTGTTCTTCGGTAATCGCATTATTAAATACATTGCCAACATTATTGAATAATAACATTAATTTATCAATATCATTATTAGAATTAGAATTAGAATTAGAATTAGAATTAGAATTATTTTCCAATTTGCTTTTTTGTTCCAACATATCATCTTGTATATTGCGCTTACACACATTAGTATGGCGTTCCATACTAAATTTTGTTGCTAAAAACTTATAACAATATTTACATTGAAATTTTTTAATACTACGTAAATCATCGCCTTCATTTAGAACTTTGTTCGTTTGGGAAATATGCAAACTAGCACAATCAACCTTACATTTTTCATGACGTTGTAATTGTGATAAATATTGGAATGTCTTATTGCATTTATTACATTTATGATTAAAATTATTATTATTTTTATTATTTTTATTTTTATTTTGATTTTTACTTGTAGTTGTTGTTTTAGTTTTAGTTTTAGTTTTTACTAATTTATTGTCATTATTATTTGATATATTTATATTACTGTTTGTATCTTCATTATCATCTATTTTTATATTATTTACATCTCTAATAGATGGTGAAATATATTCATCTTGTTCATTATACTTATAAATTTTAATAGGTTCTTTATTAATAATTTGTTTATCATTTGTTAATTTAATATAATTTATAATTTCATTAATCATACTATTTTTATCGCCCTCGAAATATTCTCCACCATAAAATTTTCTTTTTTTATATTTAGAAGTTAATAATTTAATTATTTTACTTTCATGTTGTTTTGAATTAGAACATTGTATAATCAAATATACAATCGATGCATTTGGATATTGATGTATTCTATTATATAAATTATTGCTTCTACCAATTTTATATACATTACTATTGTTGGAAATACATTCACGTGTATGTATTAAATATAAACCTTCAATATGTAAATCCAACTTTATACATTTATTTTTGTTTTTTTGTAATATCATTTATTATATCGCAAAATTCTTGATTTTCAATTATATATTTTAATTTGTTAATATATAATATTTTTAAATTGTTTTATATACAGATACTAATTTATGATGTTTAATATCTTCTAAAATTTAGAAAAGGTGGATTGTTAGATTTCAAATAATAAATTTGTTATCATCAGTATATAAACCGTGTGATATTGCTAATGATATGTAGTCAGTATGGCGAATACGTATGTAATATTTTATTTTTAAAAACTGTCTTATTATCAACATCGCAAAATAATATTATAGAATATTTTGCTTTTTTAACCTAAATCTTTAATGTTTCTATATAAAACTACAATTTAAAATAATATTAATTTGCGGACTTGCTGAAACAAAGATAGTATGAATTTATTTTGTAATTATTTCTAAATTATCAATTTATTGAGATGAGATATGATAAAAAATAATATAAACCTAACTAAATGCTGATATCATCAAAACATTCCATTACCTTATAACACAATATAGCACCGCAATTTGAAACATTATGAGAACGGACAGAGCCCATTTGCTTTAATTCTAATGTATAGCTAAGCTCACATTGCATTCTGGTAGCTAGAATATTTTTAGGTATTCCAAAACTTTCATTACCCAGAATAAAACAAGGTATCTTTTCAAATTCCTGTGCTCGACACAAGATTGATTTTATATGACTATTGGTAGCAGGTTTTGAAAATCGATCTTGCTCTACAAACACTGGTAAATAATTATTTTCTTGAATATAATCAATAAATACATGTTCATCTAGAATATTATCTATATCTTGCAATGTATCTTTATCATCAAAATTGCGTTTATCTGCATCACGAATTGCATTAACACGTTCAATATCAATATAATTATGAGCACCTACACAACCCCGTACATTAATTTTACGGCGTCCAAAAATAATTACTTTTCTAGCACCACATAAGATTGCAGAACGAACAATATTACCCGCATTATGTTCATCTTTAATATTCATTAACATAATTACATAAGGATATGATTGTGATTCAACAGTCTGTTTAATTTCTTCTGTTGTCATATTTCGAAATTCATCACGAATATTCAATAGTCGACCATCAAGTGAAACCACAGTATCCGTCATTATATCCGTCATTATTTGATTTTGTTTTAAGACATTATATTCTGGAATAATCAATTTTTAGAATTGCTAGAATAAATATTCCAAAAAATTAAAATTATTACTATATAAATCATAACATAAACATTTACAAGATTATTATTTCATTTTTTATTTTTCTACACATATAAACATCAAAAAATATATATTATTCTAATAGTAAATAACGCATACTAAGTCTACACTCTGCTAGAATAACAATACCAAATACCTATAATAATATGAATCGTACCAATAACATTTCTTACAACAAAGCCCAAATTACAGCACCTATTCTAGATAAAAACATTCTATATACCACTACTTCAACAGCACACGAAAATTACTGGTTTCAAGACATTGCCGGAACAATTTTCAATCTAGATTATGCAGTTAAAATTATTCCCAATACAGATATGACTTACCCTGAAAAAATTAATGCATTAGTACGTCTAAGTATCTACATTGGACTAATTCTAGCATTATTCTATTCCAATTACCTATTTCTATATATTCCAATCATCACTATGCTTTTAACATATATCTTATACTTATTTCGAATAGACCAGCTAGAAAATACCCGGGCAACCACCGGTGCAACTGCTAAACTAAACGACATACCAACCACCACAGGAAAGGGGTTAATGGAAAAGCTAATGGGTACAAATGGCGGTAAATCAGGAGAAACATTCGAAGATATTTTAAATATCCGGCATTGTAATAAACCTAGTGGTAATAATCCTTTTATGAATCCACTTATTTTCGATAGCCGATTACGGGATAGTGCATGCGATGCGATTAAACCGGAAAATCAATTACAAATTGAAAAAGAATATAATAAATATTGTATTAAGGATGTAAGTGATGTTTGGAATCATAATTCTGGACGTCGACAATTCTATACAGTTGCTAGTACTACTTATCCTAATGACCAAGGTGGATTTGCAAATTGGCTATACCGCCGTCCACCTACTTGCAAGGAAGGAAACGGTGCCCAATGTATTGCAAATTATTATACACCACTCAATTCCAGTTTATTAACACCAGGTTATGGTTCAACACCTTAGAAATATTCCAATTTCATATATCTAATATTACATATCTAATATTACAGAAAAAATTGAAAGTTAAAATCCTATATACTAGATATATCCTCTAGATTAAACTGTTATAAAAATGTCTGATAATAGTGAAGAAGAATATATTGCAACATCGGAAGATGGAGAAGTTAAAGAAGAAGTTGATGAAGAAGTTGAGGAAGAAGATATTCCTCTAACACCAGAAGAAATTGCATTTAATGAAGAAATTACCAATATGGAATCAGAATTAAAGAAAATGGATGAACAACGTATTAAATACGTAGAAACTATTAAGGAAAAGATTCGTAATAATGTTAAAAATGGTGAAGATGCTATAGGTTATTTACCTCGTTATATTAAATATTCTATTGATTTTCATGATTATCAATTTGAAGATATAGATGGCGAACATACATTATGTATAACTGGTTATGATTTTCTTACTAGAAGTGAATATTATGAAATCGAAAAACTAGCAAAAGAACTATGTGGAAACTATCTGAATATTCAAATTGAAGGTGATGATAGAGGATGTATGATTACTTATAGTGATAAATAAACTAATTCTAGCTAGATAAATTCAATTCTATTACATCATAAAAAATTTAAATAATTCTTTTTTTCTATTTTCTTTTTCTATTTTCTATTTTTTTCATTCATTAAAAATTGAAATATAAATACTCTATACTATTCTAGCAATACAAAATTAATACTATGGAACAGGAAACTATTAAAATAGAAATTGAAAATCTATATATGCAATTAACTAACATCAATAAACAACGAGATGATATGATTAATACTATTCGGGCTAAATATCGGGAAATGGTTAAAAATGCAGATGATGCTCTAGAATATGTAAGTGATTATATATCATTAACACATTGGTTTTATTGTCTAAATATTGAAGATTCATGTGTAAATTTTGAAGGAATGAGATATATGAATCATAATGAAGCGTTTGTATTCGATAATATTCTACGAGAATTATTAGAACCATATATCACAATTACTGATTCTATTAGTAAAGATCATGGATATTTCGTTTATTATAACATTAATGTTTGATAAGCAAATGCAAAACAAAAACAAAAATTATTCGGTAAAAGCATTAGAAATAATTATCTTTCTTATTTTTTACTTTTGTCCAATGTTCGCTAGAATGTACTCCAATTGATTTACTATCAATAACCGCACTTTCTGGATACAACACCGTATTATATATTGACACGTGAAATGTTGCCAAAGGAGTTGTGCTAGATGAATTGATATATGAATTGATATATGGAAATTTGGAAAATTTATTAACAAGGAAATTCCAGCAACCACGGGTTGCAATTTGCCCTATAGGATGTAGAGGTCTTCCGGTACGGTAAGCTATTTCGATATCACATTCTGTTTTCTTAATCAACAAAGGATATTTATTTCTAGATAAGAATACATCAAATGGCATTTGGAACTTATTATCTATTCTAGAGGCTACTATTTCATAACCTCCATTAACTTTCATTAAATTCCAACTATTTGGTTCCCTACTAGCAAGTTTCATATTGAAAACTAAACTATATATTGTTGCTTCTTCAATTTCGCGTTGCCCATCAATAGTATTTACATAAAGTACATTTTGACTAAACGCCCCATTTGCATTTGCTTTAGTAATATAGTTAGATATAGCATAAAATCCAGAAGGTAATTCATTAAAATCTGTAGATTTTTTATCGTTTTTATCATAAATATTATAATCAGTAATTGCAGATGTTATTCTAGAGATACAAATATTTTTTAGTTTATCTAGAAACATCATATTATCATTAGAATAATCCGCAACTTCAATACCATATTTTTGTGATATTTTTTTAACAAATTTCATAAAATCATTAAATGTTTGCCTTGCTAGAATAAACTTTCTAATATCTTTCTTACATTGCACATATTCATTAACACTTTTATCAAAGTTATAAAATTTCACTGCAGAATGCGACATTACATCCACATCAAAATATAATCCACCATGCAACGCCAACGCAATCAACCTCAAATTCAATGCCACCCTAGCATTATATATTTTCTTTATATATAGAAAATACATAGCAGATGTATGTAAGAGTGCCCATGCATTATGGTGTGTTCTTTCCGGTAGTTTGCATTTTGGGTATTGGATAAAATATTTATCTGTTGTAAGATAGGTGAGGTCATTCTGGCGGTACTGTTTTATTGCGGTTGCGATTAAATCGTCATATTTAGAGAATAATGTTTCAGTAGATTTGATTTGAATTTTTTTCAACATGCATAACATATCGAAATCTGTAGTGAATTGTTTTATTATTGAATTAGGATTATCAGTGTAGAGCATGAATACCAAATTAGAGTTGCTAGAATACAATTCCGTAAATACTGTGTTTACACGATAGATATACTTATCTGGCATTTTGGAACCTAACCAAATGCAGAAAACAATACTGTTTTTGTTTGGCATGGTGTTTTGCATATTTGAATAGTACAAAATAATAGATAATATTATGTAGATAGAATATCAATTTTCCAATGTAATAAGCTAAAATTACTTAAAAAAATTGAAATTACAATCTGTAGTAAAAGATAGTAAAGTATTCTAGAAGTCTAGATTTGCATAATAATAATAATGGCTGATGAACAGATTATCCAGATTGATAATGCAATTAAGGAACTAAATGATATTGAAAAAACTCGAGAAAATATGATTGACAATATCAGAACACAAATTTATAATTATGTTAAAAATGCGGAAATGGCAATTGAAATTATAAGTAAGTATGTTAATCTTACATATAATTGTTATATTGAAGTAATAGATAATTCAATTGATATTTCACATTCACTTTCAGATGATGCATATGCAATTGCCAGATTAGTTTATGAATTATTTGAACCATATTTTGAACTAGAAGAACCAACATATTGTGATGTTTTTACAAGTATTGCTTTCAAAAAGAAATAATTAATAATTTTTATATATTTTTTGCGCGTTGTTGCTTTCTTGCTTTGTTGTTATTCTTTATTAAGTTTGTCATATAATTTGGATTGTCTTTCCAAAAGAGCACATTCAATAACAAGTTCGCGTTTGCGTTGTTCTTTACGTTGATATTTTTTATGTTCACTACAGAAATGGATATTAGTATATTTTTCATAATCATATTCTTTATTACTTTTAACTTCATCTTCATAAAATATACCTTGTTCCATACATTTTACACCATTACTTGTAATATATCCACATCTTGACCAATTTTCAGCATTAGGATGAATTGATGGTCTTACATTACCGATACATTTAGGTTTGTAATCTTCCAATGTAAATGGTGAATCTGAGTTAGTTGCATAATAAAACATTTGTTTCTTTTGCAAATAAATTTTTCCTTTTCGCCATGCCTTATGGGTTTTATCAAACCATTCTGGTGTAAATTCCTGTGCTTGTTCTTTGATAGTAGTTAGTGATTGTATCACAGGAGATGTTGGTGGACTAACTGGTTCAATAACATAGAATGGTGATGATGCAGGGCTAATCATAATTGCATCTGAAAATACGCTGGATGGACTGATTGATTCAACCATATTACTTTGTAATTGGCAATTGGCAAGTAATAAATAATATAATACAATAATAATTACAAAAAATATTCAATTTTATGTATAAAATATCTATTTAACACCAAATATATAACAATATATAACATAAACAATTATTATCACTATATATTCAATCACTATATATTCAATCAGTATATATTCAATCAGTATATAATCAACAATAAAATACTATAAAATGACCGAACCAATTGAAAATGTAGCTTTGTATAAACAAGGTACTATCAAATCTGCTAGTGATGGTTGTAAATGGGTTGCAAAATGGAATGAAACTACTTCTATAATGGAATGGGTTCCATATAACCAAGTCCAGTTAAATGGATATCGTGCATTAACTATTGATTATCTTCGTGAAAATATAGGTAAAGAGATTGTAATATATGAACGTGAATATAAGTATAATTGGCCGTCGATAATTGATTTTAACTTATATGTGTTAAAATGGACACCAAATGGTGATGCTATGAGTATGGCAAATGGTATTATTATTCGAAATTGGTTAATTACACAAATACCTAATATAGAAGATGATGGTATATTTTTATTGTTAGGTTTTGGTAATGGTTATAATTATGAAACAAGTGAATTGTTTGAAACAGCATTGCAAGTAAGTAGTAAAGATAAAAAAAGTGTATCTAGTAATATTGAAAGTCTAGGTGCATTTGTATTAGTAAATTGCTAAAACTAATTTCTTATTGAAATATATAATTTCGGATATCGAGTTTCCATATATTTTTGAAATTCATTTTCACTTTCATCGCCATCTTTTATTGATGCATTTGTTGGTAATATTTTTTTAGAGATATTTAACCTATCCAATCCTTCTGGTAAATTCATTAAATTATCTGTCAAATACTCACAATTACCATATTCATCACTGATATCTATAGTCAAACGATATAAATTGGGTGGTAAATTTGATAATGATTGAGTAAATGAATTACTTATAATAGATAAAAATGTCAATGATATAGGTAATAAATCAATTGGTTGATTGAACATTGGTGAAATAATTTCTAATTTTTCTAATGATTGTGGAAGATTTTCTAAAGGTTTATTAAATCTCTTATTATAATTATAATTTGTAGTGTCAATAATAACTAGGCTTTGTAATCCATTATATAGTTTATCTAGATTAATATCACTATAACATTCAAAATCTAATATTAAATGTGTAATATAGTTCGGCATTTTATGAAACCATTCTTTAGAACGTTCATATAAATACATCTTTTTATATCTTTTCAATAGGAATGTTATAAATTCATCATCTATAAGTACACATTCATATGGTTCAACACCTGCATAATTAACTGATTCCAATTCATATATCTTAACATATCCATTTTGTGTTATACCTATGGACTCATAACCACATACCTCTTGAATATCATCTAAATCAATTGTCATGTTTATCTGTCAACTTGCTTTATTATATTAGTGTAAATAGTTAGTCCCCATAAAAAAGAATTTTCAATTTTTTGTATTTATTTAATTAGACAATGGTATTAAATAAAAGTTTTTTACTTGTTTCATCATCAAATGTAAAACTATTATATGCAGTAATATCAAGATAATTATTTTAAGTAATATCAATTTTATAAGTATTTATATGTTGAATAAAGTCCGTCATTATTGTATTTCATTTTTCTAGCAATAGTTTTTGGTTAGTTCATTTTTAGTATTTGTAGTAGTAAAAATACTAAAAATTGAAAAATAATTAGACATAGAATTATGAATACATAAAATAGTTTCAATTAGTTTTAACTATGGTTGAAAATACAGAACCACAAGTGACAATTACTGATAAGGATGCATATAATACGTTGATTATGAAGTTGAAAAAGGCTAATGATGAGCTAGACACCTATAATAAGGAATATGAATATTTTTGTGCACAACCAGATATGGTTATGATAATTAAATATGTTAAGTTTGTAGGGAATCATTGTCAGCTTATACCTTATAGTGCTTTTCAACAAATTGATCTAAATTACTATAGTAAACTATCACCTCTGAATTCAACAATAGTTGGTATAAATAAACATATTGAAAATCTTAATAAATTGATTCTAAATGTAAAACATGAGATTACGAAACTAGCAGAACTAAGAGATAAACAACCAAATTTTGATGTTGCGATAATTCGTGATTATGAATTGAAAATAAAAAAACTTGAAGAAGAAAAAATAACTATTATTCAATCAGTAGAAAAACCTGACATTCTGAAAGATTATCCGACCTATACTAAATATGAATATGATGGTAAAATTATTAGTAGTGAATACAATCGTCATGTTAATAAGGTAAATCCAATTAAGAAACTTATTGTATTGCTAGAAAAGGAAATTCAAAAAGAATTGTGGTGTGATCGATATATTTCTTATGCCAAAGAAAATGAACTGGAAGTTGATGAAGAAAACATTTTCCGAGTTTGTAACCAACATTGGTTTGAAAAAAATAATAGTCTAGCTACTGCTAAAAATATTACAACAGAAAATCTTGAAACTAATATTGGAGTAATACATACTATTGCCTAATAACATCTAATTTAGACAATTTGCCGTATTACACTATTATTTCTTCCTTTATAATTTCATTATTATCAATAACAATTGTTGTATTAGGAGTTGAACTATAAGTTGACGGACAAATTATAGGATTTAATCCTAATTGTTCTCTTTTTTTATCTTCTTCTATATTGCGTTTTATAATTATATCAGTAATTTCTTGTATTTCTATAACAGTATCTGCGTTATTATTTTCGCGTTTACGAGTTGATATTGGTACGAGTTCAATTGGATGTAATGATATTTTATCTAATTTTCTAGCTTCATCAATGCTAATATTTCTAATTTCTGCTGTATATCTTATTTGTTCTTCTAGCCGTTCTTTTCTCCTATTTATTTCAACCTTATTACAATACTTATTATATAAACAATATATACAAATTATCATACAAAATAAAAACAACACACCACCTAAAACTGAACCTAGTATAATTCCATCGGTTTTACTTATTCTATCACTGTTACCACCAGAACAACAAGAACCACGATAATAGGTATATCCTGGCGAAGAACTTATAGGCATTTTGATTTATTTATTTTTGCATCAAATATATTTTTATAATATAAAGATTGGTTTTTTATTATAAAAATATATTTCTAAAAATCTATTTCAATTTGTTCTTCTTCGCTAGATTCCGATTCAATATCTATATGTGTAAAAAGAATGAGTATTCAGTATATCAGTAAGTTTTGATTAATTTTGTTAAATCATTCTAGATAGTATTAAAAAGATTTTCCATTTCGTTTATTTTTTTGTATGAAACATCTAATTTTATAGTAATAAGTAATACATCACCAAAGTCATATACTATATTTCAATATGGCAAATCTCAATCTAAAAAAATTTGATATGGCTAGCATTTCTAAAGGTGCTATTGTTGTAATGGTCGGACGTCGTGGTCAAGGCAAATCATACCTAGTTAAAGATTTATTATATTATAAACGTGATATTCCTATTGGAACTGTTATATCTGCGTCGGAAGGTTCAAATCGTTTCTATGGTGATATGATGCCTTCATTATTTATTCATGAGGAATATAGTCCTGAAATTATAGCTAATTTAGTAAAACGCCAGAAATTGGTTACTAGAAAGATGAAACAACAAATTGCAATGTATGGGAAAAGTAATATTGACCCATATGCATTTTTAATTATGGATGATATGATGTATGACGCACCTAGATGGATTAAAGATGTTAGTATAAAAGATATTTTTATGAATGGTCGACATTTTAATCTTATGTTTTTAGTAACTATGCAGTTTTCACTAGGTTTGCCGCCCAGTTTCAGAGCTAACTGTGACATAATTTTTGTATTGCGCGAGACATATGTGTCAAACAGGCGTAGATTGTATGAACACTATGCCGGTATGTTTCCAACTTTTGAAATATTTTGTCAAGTTATGAATCAATGTACCGAAAATTACGAATGTTTAGTTATAAACAATACGGTTCGTAGCAATAAGCTTGAAGACTGTGTTTTTTGGTATAAAGCAACGGATCACCCACCTTTCAAACTTGGTGCTCCCGAATTCTGGCAATATCATTCCCAAAATTATTCAGAAGGTGGTGGTGGTGATGAAGAAGATGATGTGGATATTAATTCACTACAAAAAAAGAAAAATTCCATTGCAATTAATGTTAAAAAATCCTATTAACAAAATTGATTTATTATTTATAATTTATTTTTTCCAAACAGAATATTAGTATATGTTCTATTTTAATCTTTTATATTACCGTTACCTTTACCTTTACATTATGAAAAAAATTGAATTCTTTTTTATTATTTTCAAGAGTTATTACATACCAAATACTATTCTAAATGTATCAACGTGATTATACCATTAATTATTTGGATTTATCTAGAAAAAGATTACATAAATTACCTAAAGATATATACAAATATACTAATCTTCATATACTAACTTGTAATAGTAATGAGCTAACTAGTCTAGATAATTTACCTATAACTCTTACAGAATTGTATTGTGCTAATAATAAACTAACTAGTCTAGACAATTTACCACCTAATCTTCAAGTGTTATTTTGTAATTATAATAAATTAACTAATCTAGATAATTTACCTATAACTCTTATTAATTTGAATTGTTGTGATAATCAAATAATTAGTCTAGATAATTTACCACCTAATCTTCAAGTATTAATTTGTGGCGGTAATAAACTAACTAGTCTAGATAATCTTCCCATAACTCTGAAAGAATTATCTATTTCTGGTCTTAATAGTCAAATAACTAGATTAGATAATTTACCACCATCTCTTACAGAATTGCATTGTTTTTATAATTCATTAAAGTATGATTTCGAACCGAGTTTAGAGAATATTAGAAATTACAATGCTTCCAGAATATCATCTAGCTAGATATGAAATATAAAAATTGATTTTTTTTCTTTTTAACTTTGGTATTAACATATATTCCAGAATGACTGATTATAGTGTTACTGAATTAAATATATCCAAAAAAGGATTAACAAAATTACCAGATGATATATATAAATATACTAATCTTAGAATATTAAATTGTGGTTCTAATAATTTAATTAGTCTAGATAATTTACCTCCAATCCTGGAAGTTTTGTATTGTGATTGTAATTATATAACTAGTCTAGATAATTTACCACCTAATATTAAAGAATTATATTGTAGTTCTAATAAACTAACTAGTTTAGATAATCTTCCACCAACTTTAGAAATATTATATTGTATCGATAATAAAATAACTAGTCTAGATAATTTACCACCAACATTAGAAATATTAGATTGTAGTAATAATCAAATAACTAGTTTAGATAATCTACCCCCAACATTAGAAATATTATATTGTTATAATAATCAAATAACTAGTTTAGATAATCTACCACCAAATCTAAAAACAGTAGGTTGTTCTAATAATCAACTAACTAGTCTAGATAATCTTCCACCAAAATTAAACAATTTACATTGTTATGAAAATCCACTAAAATATGATTTTTCACCGACTTTAGAAAATATTAGAAATTATAATTCTTTATACAAACAAAAAATTGAAATTTAAAAATACATATACATATACAAATAAAATAAACAAACAATATTGATATATCACGTTATCTAGAAAATGTTTAATGTATTCCGTGCAAATATAAGAAATAAAATAGGAAACTTTATAAACAATAATCCTTATTTACATGAGCGTGTAATTTTCACTACAACAATTACTGGTACTATCATAGGTGGATTTATTGGTGCAACTGATCCACATTCAACTATACATAAAGATAAAATCCTAAGTGGTATATGTGGTAGTATGGTTGGTGTTGCTGTTGGTGCATTTACTGGTTATTTGTCGCCTGTTTTAATTCCAGCAGTTATTATTGGCGGAACATTTGGTGGTGCATCTATTGGATATAATAAACTATCTGAAATCACCCGTAAATAAGACACATAAATAAGTATGATATTACAATTTAATTTTTATACATTTTTACAGTGTAAAAAATTGATTTATTCTAGCAATTACAATAATTAGAAGCATAAAATGAATACAATTACAAATACTAATAATAATACTAATACTAAAATGAGACTATTTCTAGCCGGTTCAATTAGTTTTATTATGTTTGGATTAGTTTATCGAGATTGTATATCATATCAAAAAAAAGATAATGATTTTCGAAAATTTATAAATGATGTTAAAAAATTAGAAAATGAATCATATATGACTCGTGAAATTGCTAGTATGATTATTGAAGAGAATAGTTAAGGTATTTTTATTAACTTTTTTGTTAAATTTAGCTATTCTAGAAGCATTGTAATTTCTAATATTCTCTAATGTGGGTTCAAAATCATAGGTAAATGGATTATTAATGCAATCTAATTCTTTTAGTGTTGAGGGAATATTATCTAAACTAGTTAGTTTATTAGAACTACAATATAATATTTCTAATGTTGGTGGTAAATTATCTAGATTGGTTAGTTTATTAGAACGACAAAATAATGTTTTTAGTGTTGGTGGTAGCGAGGGCTTCAGCCCCTCGAGCTCCCTTGATTTAGTTAAAGGAAGAGGCACGGATGAAGGCGCAGCCTTGCCTTCGAGATTATCTAGACTAGTTATTTTATTATTACAACAACTCAAAACTTCCAGTTTTGTGGGTAGATTATCTAGACTAGTTATTTGATTATCAAAACAATATAATTTTTTTAATGTAGATGGAAGATTATCTAGACTAGTTATTTGATTATTATAACAATATAACATTTCTAACGTTAGTGGTAAATTATCTAGACTGGTTAGATCATTATAACTACAATATAATATTTCTAATGTTGGTAGAAGATTATCTAGACTAGTTAGTTTATTACCACTACATTCTATTTTTTTTAGAGTTGGTGGTAAATTATCTAGACTAGTTAAATTATTACCACAACAATTTAAATTTTTTAGTTTTGGTTGCAGATTATCTAGACTAGTTAAATTATTACCACAACAATTTAATATTTCTAGATTAGTATATTTATATATATCTTTAGGTAATTTTGTTAATTTTTTATTGGATATATCTAATTCAGTAATACTATAATCAGGCATTTTAGAATCAATAAAGCTAGAATATTTTATAAGAAAAATTTAAAAAAAAATAAGTTTCAATTTTTATATTTTCAATCTAGCTAGATAGCATTCTAGAAGCATTGTAATTTCTAATATTCTCTAGACTAGGTTCAAAATCATATTTTAATAGGTTACCGTTGCACCATAATTCTTCTAATGTTAGTGGAAGATTATCTAGACTAGTTATTTTATTATTAAAACAATATAATTCTTCTAATGTTAGTGGAAGATTATCTAGACTAGTTATTTTATTATTATAACAATTTAATATTTCTAATGTTGGTGGTAAATTATCTAAACTAGTTATTTTATTATCATGACAATATAATATTTTTAGTGTTGGTGGAAGATTATCTAAACTAGTTATTTGATTACCACCACAATATAATGTTTTTAGTGTTGGTGGAAGATTATCTAGACTAGTTATTTTATTATTATAACAAATTAATTCTTTTAATGTTAGTGGTAAATTATCTAAACTAGTTATTTGATTATTATAACAATTTAATATTTCTAATGTTGGTGGTAAATTATCTAAACTGGTTAAATTATTTTTCTGACAATATAATATTTCTAATGTTGGGGGTAGATTATCTAAACTAGTTATTTGATTATTATAACAATATAATGATTTTAGTGTTGATGGAAGATTATCTAAACTAGTTATTTTATTATCACAACAATATAATTCTTTTAGATTATGTAGAAGATTATCTAGACTAGTTATATTATTATAATTACACAGTAATATTTCTAGATTAGTATATTTATATATATCATCTGGTAATTTTATTAATCCTTTACCAGATATATTTAATTTAGTAATACTATAATCAGGCATTCTAGAATCAATTATGCTAGAATATATTTAATATCAAACTTAAAAAAGAAAATAAGTTTCAATTTTTATATTTCATATCTAGCTATCTAGCATTCTAGAAGTGTTGTAATTTCTAATATTCTCTAGAGTGGGTTTGAAATCATATTTTAGTGGATTATCATTACAAATTAATTCTTTTAATGTTAGTGGTAAATTATCTAGACTAATTATATTATTACTAGAACAATATAATATTTCTAATGTTAGTGGTAGATTATCTAGACTAGTTATATTATTATGACAACAATATAATGATTTTAGTTTTGATGGAAGATTATCTAGACTAGTTATTTTATTATTATAACAAATTAATTCTTTTAATGTTAGTGGTAAATTATCTAGACTAGTTATTTGATTATTAGAACAATATAATATTTCTAATGTTAGTGGTAAATTATCTAGACTAGTTATTTTATTACCACTACATTCTAATTTTTTTAGAGTTGGTGGTAAATTATCTAGACTAGTTAAATTATTACAACAACAATTTAAATTTTTTAGTTTTGGTTGCAGATTATCTAGACTAGTTAAATTATTAACACAACAATTTAATATTTCTAGTTTAGTATATTTATATATATCATCTTGTAATTTTATTAATCCTTTACCAGATATATTTAATTCAGTAATACTATAATCAGGCATTTTAGACTCAATTATGCTAGAATATATTTAATATCAAAATTAAAAAAGAAAATAAGTTTCAATTTTTATATTTTCAATCTAGCTAGATAGCATTCTAGAAGCATTGTAATTTCTAATATTCTCTAATGTGGGTTCAAAATCATAGGTAAATGGATTATTAATGCAATCTAATTCTTTTAGTGTTGAGGGAATATTATCTAAACTAGTTAGTTTATTAG